CGTTAACGATATCATCAACAGCAGAATCACATTCAGGGTGTAGGGACATATCCCTATACCTTTTTATAAGATCAAACTCATTTCTTGCCTGTGCATCAGTTTCAACATATGTGCCAAAGTAACCACCTGCTGCTACGGCAACGCCGTCTTCAGCATTAGGAGGAACGGGGGATTGACCCTTCCGTTCATCCTTTCTGTTAATTTGGAATCCAAATAGTTGACTCATTATATTATTCGTCTAACCAACTATACTATTTATACCAGTTATGCTGGTACGTTTTCTAGGACGTTTGGAGGTTGTGACTCCGCAGCAGACTTAGATTCTGCAGTCCAGTATGATAATTGGAACTCAACTGAGAATTCAGAAACCTGGTCATTGCTATCATAAGCAAGATCGATTTGTGAAACACTAGTTGGGAATGCGTGGTGTAGAGTATATTCTCTGATAGAACCACCATTAGTAGTTGCATTCTTTTCAAGTTGTGCAACTTTAAGGTTAGCCATGTAACCTTCTGTTGTGGTTTGTGGTCTGAATAATGGAGATGCATTATTCTGATGAGAGTTAATATCTGCTAACCACTCTTCAAAGTAAGCACGAATCTTCATGTCTTCATCATTGATGAATGTTGCAGACCATGTATCGAAGGTGCGATCACCTGCGATTTTTACTGTGCGTCCTCTGAATGGGACTTCGATAACACCTAAGTTTGATGCAGGTAAAGCTGCAGACTTACAAAGGATATCGACTAGATCTTTATCGTTGGTTCCTTTTCCTTGACCTAATGCATCTGGCCAGTTAATACTGACCTGATACATATTGGGTTTAACACCCTGTTTGATCTTGCTAAGAAACTGTGATACGTTTGAATTAATAGCCATTTTAAATTACCTTCCTACGAGTTTGTGGTTATGGATTAAGAACGACCTACGACTTCGCTGAAGGAAACTCCAGATCTCGTAGCGACAAATGATAATGTTATGAAGTTGATAGAGCGTGTAGGCTTGATGTAAACCTCTGCAACAAATTCATTACGGTCAATAACACTAGATGTATTATTTGACTCATCACATACTACTAGGAAGTCACTAATACCTCTTCTTGCTTGTACCTCAGAAAGGTAAGAAGAAAGTGCATTGTTGAAACCAGCTCTTGTAGTCTCATCATTTTGTTCAAAGATGACTGCCTTAGCAAGTGCTTCTGCTCTCTCCTCAACATTAATGAAGAGTCTACGAACATTTATTCTGTCGAATGCAGAAGGTGAAGATAATGCAGTCTTATCACCAAATAGTGTGATGCCTTGGCCAGGGAAAGAAACAATAGGATTGATTCTATTCTGATAAAGTTCATCTCTATCTGCTGAAGTTGGGTTGTATGCTAGTTTAATAGCATTACGAACTCCACCTCGTGTAAGTCCTGCAGGTGAGAACCAGTCATCAAGTGTTGTAGAAGTTGCAACACATAGACCAGCAACGTCACCATTTGTAGGAACGTAACGATACTTATCGTTGAAGCGATCATAGAAATACTTATAACCACTATCGAATACTGCGTATGAAGAAGAACTTAATGTTGAGAAGAAGTTAACTGTGTTATCCTTCTGATCTTTCCTTGAAAGAGCAACAGTTCCAGAAACCTGAGCACCTTTGTGTGCGGAAACGAATGCGATAGCATCTTTTCTTAGGTTAGCAGTAGTGATACATGCAGCAGCTTTCAACTTAGAATCTGCTTCAGTCGCCATTGATCCACCCATAAGGATAAAGTCAACATCAACTGTCTCTGTATCATTGAACTCTTGGAGACCTGTACTAAACTCTGCAGTTGTGTATGCATAGTCATCAGTACCACTTGCAAGTGATGTATTAACAACACCGAAGAGTTGTAGTTTCTGACCTGAAGTTCCAGCAGAAGCAGCAGTACCAGCAGCAAGTCCAGCACCAGAAGTGGTAGGATTATGTGCAGCAGTTACGTGATCACCGAAATAAACGTAGTTAGAAACTTCCTTAACATATGTTGGATAGTAAGAAGAAGCTCCTTCTGATGTTTTACCATCACTGAACTTAGAAAGATATTGTAGTCTTTCTACAACACTCTTAGATGATCTTTCTACAACACCAATATGAACTTCGTCATAAGATAGTCCTAAGTTTGCAGCAAATGCAGAAGTACCAGGACGAGGACCGATAGCAGATAGACTTATCTTACCATCATCAGCACCAGACTTAGTACCGTCTGTATTTGTATTAGTCCACCAGTCTTCTACTGTAACAGCGATTGTTGTATCTTGAACTGAAGAAACATCTACTGTACCTGAAGATCCACCAGACTGAGTAACTGCTAGTGTATCACCAACACTATAACCAACACCAGCGTCACCACCAGTAATAGAAACAGAAGTGATTGCTCCTCTTACAGATGTAACAGTTACTTGTGCGTTATTACCACCACCTGTGATTGTAACTACATCATTAACTTGGTAAGATCCATTACCAACATTAGCAACAGATACATTATCAATAACACCACCAGTAGAAGTAAAGTCGAGTGTAAGACCCGAACCATTACCACCTGTAGTAGCAACTGCAGTACCTGAAGCACCGTATGTTGAACCACCAGCAGATACTGTTAAACCTTCTGGATTACCAGTTGTTACAACGATGTCTACCTTAGCACCAGTTCCACCACCACCTGTTGTAGTGAGAGATGTTGCTGTAGTATATGATGCACCAGCATTGTTAACTGCTACACCACTTACTTGACCTGTGTCGGGAGTGTCAAGTGTATCAGTAGAAGTAACACGAACTGTAGGATCATCTAGTATAACAGCACCAGTTAATGATCCAGCATCCCAAGAAAGAACCTCGGCAGCTTTACCAGAACTGAATGTTAAGTTTGTTCCAGCTGCTATTCCTGCAGGTGCAGAAGCGAAAGTAACATACTGATCAGCACCACGGTCTGCTACAACAACATCAAAGTCGTTACCCCAAATACCTGGAGTTTGAGCTGCCCATTTCCATGCTGGTGTAGTGCCTTCTACACGTGATTCGTAGTCTACCTTATTCCTAATAATTGCTGCAGCACCAGCGTTAACTGCTCCTGTCTCGGCTCTTACCACTGAAAGGCGACCACCGTAGTTTAAAAATTCTGAAGCTACAAAGAAATCGTCAGCATTAGAATCACCTGGTGATCCAAATGTATCTACGAATTCTCTTTGTGAAGCTATTGTGGTGATTTGTCCGACTGGACCTTTACTGAATGTTGAAACTACTGCAGCAGTATTTGAAGCAGCGTTAACAACAGTACCAGTTGTGAGGTCTCTTTCCTTGACAATAACACCAGGCGAGATTTGACTTGCCATGTTTAGTTACTCCCGATAAATGATCGCTAAAATTGTCTATAGTTATTTAGAAAATAGCAACTCTTCAATGGGGAAGCAATGCATGAACTACCAGTCTGGATACATCCAATCCTTATGTGGGTTCTTATTCTTTCTGGTTTTCACTACTCTTTCGACTGTACACACCTTACATTCATATGAATATGAGGAAGCCAACCTACTTCTATTCTTTCTTATCAAGTAAAAATCACTCAATAGATCTTTTGTCCTTCCACAAGATCTACATTTCCTTTGCTTAAACAGCAAGTGTTCTAAGTCAAACTGCTGTTCTAAATCCATTATCTATCAGGAAGCATATAGGTTACGTCTTCTTGTGTAGTACCATATTCCCAGATAGATCCATCTTCTACGAATGAATCATCACCTAGTCCATCATCAATAAATCCAAATGGAGCCATGTCCTGTTCTATCTGATTACGTTGTTCCTCATATATTCTTCTACGAACATCTTGATCAGTCATCTCTTTGAAATAGTCTTGCATGACCAACCAAGAGAAGAGTACCATACACATTACTAAGTCATCGTGGTATCCTTCATCTGCTTCCCATGCTTGCTTTCTTTGAATGAAAGTCGTAAGCTCTTGTAGTATATGGAAGTCTTTAAAAACTAATTTATCTTCTTCTAGTATTGCTTTAAGATTAGCACACCCTAGTTTCTTTACAGTGATGCTCATCTTAACACCTAACTGTGTCTTATTACCTGAGAACCCTTGACCTACTATCTGACCAGCTCTACCTCTCATAGCACACATGAG